TAGTATCCTCATTGGGATATCATCCCTCACATCGGATGAACCATCTACGCCATCGTCGGCTCAAATCTCTATCCCGCGCAAAGAACTGACACCTGAAGAAATTCAGGCAAAGGCCAGACAGGCGACTCTTGAACGTGAACAAGCCAAGAAGCGCGAAATGGAAGCGTTAGAAAAACAAAAGCAACAGGAACGCCGGGCCTTCATGGAACGACTCCGCCGTGAGATGAAAAGCTTTGAGACTTTCAATATCAGCAAATTTACCGGCACCAACTTTGGCTTCCTTGCCGTCAATACGGTGTTCCAAGTTTGGGCGAGTATGGTCGAGGAGGCTAAAGACTTATCTCTCTCGCAGGAAGACAGAGCTCTTGTCGAACAATTCCGTGCTGGCGCAATCAAAACGCAGACATGGGCGCTGCCGAAGATCCGTGACGCTTACGGCCCGCACATACGAAAACTTCTCTGGGAGAAGGATGTGACCGCCAAAACCTTCGGTGACGGCTATCGCACCGTCGAGTTCGCCGGTGGGGTGTTCGCCGCCAATCGCAATATCAAGGTCTTCAACGATGAGCTTTGGGAAACCTTCCGTATCCTCCGCTTCAAGCAAGTCCGATATAAGTGGTTCAAGGAGGCAACGGAATATACCTACTTCGATATCGAGGGGCCGGACGATAGCGACCTCGTTGTCTGGGGTGACGGGACGTTCCGGATCATAAAATGACGATTTAAATCGAATTTGCCGGTATGCAAATTCCCTGTAAATTCCCTGATACAAGTACAAAATGTCGTATTTTCCTGATTTTTTCCAACAACATATTGCTTTTTTGAGCCGATATCGGCTATATGTGGCGCGTTAGCGTTTCCTAGCCATCAAGGAGGAAGGCCAGAGACGCAGCAGGGTTAACCTGCTGTTGTTCGGTACTTCCTCACCCGTTCATCAGCAGACTGTTGAAGCTGATGGAAGGGTAGAAAGATGGACTTTGAAGAAAACGACGCACCGAACGCTCCGGACAAATTCCATAACCAAACCTCCTTGGTCGATGTTCCCGTCATCGCCGGTGTGGACTACGTCGATATCGGCATCTTGAAGGGGTATCGCCGTCACGCGCGGACGCATTCGAAGAAACAGCAAAAATCCTTCGAGCGCATCTTGCGTGAAATCGGCTTCAGGATCCCCGTACTGGCCGAGATGGACGGCACGATCATCTCCGGCCATCTGCGCGTATCGATCGCAAAGAAGTTCGGTTACACCAAAGTGCCCGTGATCTGGGTCCGGGATTTGTCGCCGGCGCAAATCCGGGCCTTTCGTCTCGCCGACAACCGTCTGGCCGAACTGGGCGAATGGGACCAGGAAACCCTGGCCCTCGAACTGCAGGATCTGATCGAACTCGATTACGATCTCGACTTTACCGGGTTCGAGCCCCCCGAGGTTGATGTCATTATTGACGGTGCATTGGGGGGCGGCGCGGATGCCGCAGCCAACGACATCCCCGAGTTGGAAAAAATCGTCGTGTCCAAGCTTGGCGATAAATGGCTGTTGGACGAACACCAGGTGGTTTGTGGCGATGCGCGGGACAGCACGTCATACGACGCTTTGTTGCAGGGCCGTCTGGCTCAGTTGACGATCACCGACCTGCCCTACGGCATCCCCATCGCCGGGAACGTCAGCGGCCTCGGCAAAATCAAGCACGACGACTTCATCATGGGCGCCGGAGAAATGTCCGAGGCTGAACTCGAGACCTTCTTCTACGAGACGGCCGCGTGCGCGGTGCGTTATGCCGAAGACGGCTCGCTGGGTTACTGGTTTATCGACTGGCGCAACCTGCACATCCTGGAGCGTGTCCTTCGTCGGCTCTATGACCGGCATCTGAACACCTGTGTCTGGGCCAAGTCGAACGGCGGTATGGGATCCATGTATCGCTCCCGACACGAGTTGGTGCTGGTGTTCAAGAAGGGGACCGCGCCGCACATTAACAATATTCAGTTGGGCAAGTACGGGCGCAACCGCACCAACGTGTGGGAATACGATGGGTGTTCCACCGGAACCAAAGACCGCCGCGCCGATCTGGCCTTGCATCCGACCGTCAAGCCGGCCGAGATGATCGCGGATGCGATCAAGGACGCCTCGACAAGGGGTGGGCTTATCCTCGACCCGTTCCTGGGCTCAGGCACCACGATCATCGCCTGTGAAATGACAGGGCGTATCTGTGCCGGCCTGGAACTCGACCCGAAGTACGTCGATGTCATCGTTCGCCGCTGGGAAGCTTACACCGGCGGTAACGCCATTCACGCCGAATCCGGTCTCACGTTCGCTGAAATGCGGGAGTTGCGTAATGGCAAGCAGCTCCTTTTGCCGCCGCCGGCTGCGGCGGGGGAGGTGTGAGATGGCCAAAGCGAACTATGACATCGGCTACGGTAAGCCGCCGGAGTCCGGGAAGTTCAAACCGGGTCAAAGCGGCAATCCGAAAGGCCGCCCCAAGAGCGCCAAGAACCTCAAGACCGAGCTCGAGGAGGAGCTTCTCGAGAGGATCTCTATCAAGGAGCAAGGCAAGGTCCTGAAGGTGTCCAAACAGCGGGCCATGTTGAAAGCCCTGACCGCACGCGCCATGCAGGGCGATCCCAGGGCCGCAACGGTCATCGTCAACATGGTTAGCCGGTTCCTGGATGTCGATGTGCTGTCGGATGAGGTCGAAGACCTGACCGAGGGGGATAAGGCGATCCTGGAGCGTTTTGAGAAGAAAGTCTTAGCCAAAGCTGGGAAGAAGGAGAAGAGCAATGGAAAATGAGCATGATGAAATCGCCACGATGGTCAGGGAGGATCTGAAAGCCTTCTTGATCAAGGTCTTTGAAATGTTGAACCCGGGACAGACGTTCAGGGACAACTGGCACATCGATGCCATCTGTCACCAGTTGGCATTGTGCTATATCGGTAAAACCAAGCGGCTGATCATCACCTTGCCGCCCCGGCACCTGAAATCGCTCTGTTCGTCGATCGCCTTCGTTCTCTGGTTCCTGGGAAAGCGCCCCCATGCGCACATCATCTGTGCGAGTTATTCGGAAGACCTGGCTGTCAGTTTTGCCAACGAGCGACGCAAGCTGATGCAAACGGTTTGGTACAAGAAAGTGTTCCCGAACGCCCGGATCAGCAAGACCAAGAATACGGAAACAGAGACCGTCATCACCAAAGGCGGAAGGATCGTCTCGACATCCGTCGGCGGAACCCTGACAGGGAAGGGCGGGAACCTCATCATCATCGACGACCCGATTAAAGCCGATGACGCAATGTCTGACGTCGAACGAAAGCGGGTCAATGACTGGTTCCGTAACACGGTCTACACCCGTCTCAATGACCCGAAGAACGACATCATCGTTATCGTTATGCAACGCGTTCACATGAATGACCTGGTCGGCGAGGTTCTGGAACTGGAGGAATGGGAGGTTCTCGACCTGCCGTCCATCGCCCAGGAAGACCAGGAAATCGAGATCGATGAGGGTGTGTTTTACCACCGGAAGGAAGGAGATGTCCTCCACCCCGAGCACTGTGACCTGGCGGAACTGGAAAAGCGTCGGATCATTCTCGGCAGTCCGGGGTTCTCGGCGCAATACCTGCAACGCCCGGTTCCACCGGGCGGGGTCATCTTTCTGCGGAAATGGTTCCGCAGCTTTGATCCGAACCAGATTCGCCACCGGGTCGAGCGTATCTGGCAGAGCTGGGACACCGCTAGCCAGGTGAATGATTGGAACTGCTATTCCGTCTGCCTTACGTTTGGCATTATCGAAGGCCGCGTGTATTTGCTGCACGTGTATCGCGATCGCCTGGAATATCCGGCGCTCAGGGCAAAGATCATCAAGCACGCGCAAAACTGGGGTGCTGAAAGGGTGTTGATCGAGAAGGCCTCGACAGGCCTTGCCTTGCTTCAGGACATCATCGCCAAGGTGCACTTCAGCGTGATCCCGTTTCCCATTCGGGGCGATAAGATTACGCGTGCTGAACAAGCTTCCGCCATCGTCGAAGCCGGCCGCGTCTTCCTGCCCGAAGACGCACCGTGGCTCGCGGACTTCCTGAAAGAGGTTCTGGCCTTCCCCGGCAGCAAATATGACGATCAGGTCGATGCCCTGAGCCAGTTCCTCTGGTATCTGGATCACCGCCCGCAGCCGCCAGTCGTGACCTTTCGCTCGATCGGCGACGAGCATGGGATGACGTACTATGACCGCATGGGCGGGCACTTTCCGTTCTGATCTTCCGACTGGACTTCAGCTGCGAACAGAGCGGTACTGGTCAAGGCGGAACGGACCCTGATCTCAGCCTCCAATCACCGCCCGCCCGGCAAGGTCTCCAGCCTCGCCGGGTCGGGGTGGTGCAAGCGCCCGCATCCTGCGGGCACCATTGAAGGAGGCAGAAATGGCCGCAACGATTACCCAACAGAAGGCTGCAACCAAGCCCGAAACCATCCTGAAGCTCGTCAGGCGTAAAAACGGTGCAACCCTGAAAGCTATGCAGGACGCGACCGGATGGCAGCCGCATAGCGTCCGCGCCGCCCTCACCGGGCTGCGCAAGAAAGGCCATGACATCAAACGTGGCAAGGACGGCAAAGGCGACACCATCTATCGTGCTAAGGCCGTGTAACGATGGTCCGTAACGCAATGCGGCACCGAATCGGGGAAGAGGCGGTTGCTGATGAACTGGCGGGGCTCTCTGAGTTCCCGGACAGAATCCTCAGGGAACGATGGCAGGAGATGTTCGGGACAGCCCCGCCGTCCCGAACGAGCCATGCGCTGCTCGTCCGGGCCGTCGGCCATTGTCTGCAGGAAAAGGCAACCGGCGGGCGGGTCGCCAGCGTGCGGCGACGCCTTGAGAGAGTAACGTCAGATCTTGATGCGGGCAGAACGCCCGCCGCAGCTCCCACGACCATCAAACCCGGCACCCGGCTTCTCAGAGAATGGCAGGGCCGAATGCACGAAGTGATCATCCTTGAAGAGGGCGCGCTTTACGATGGCCGAACCTGGACATCGCTCTCCGCCGTTGCCCGTGAGATCACCGGCGCCCGCTGGTCGGGTCCCCGATTCTTCGGCCTGAAGGGGCAGGGCCGTGATGCCTGAGAAGTCCTCTATCCGGCGCTGCGCCGTTTATACCCGAAAATCCTCGGAAGAGGGACTGGAGCAGGACTTCAACAGTCTGCATGCGCAGCGCGAAGCCTGCGAGGCGTACATTCGTAGTCAGGCGGGCGAGGGCTGGAAACCGGTCAGAGCCGCATATGACGACGGCGGTATCTCCGGCGGCACCATGGACCGTCCGGGTCTTACGTCACTATTGTCTGATATCCGGGCGGGCAGGATAGATACGGTCGTTGTCTATAAAGTCGACCGACTGACACGCTCGCTCGCGGACTTCGCCAAGATCGTCGAAGTATTCGATGCCCATGGCGTGTCGTTCGTCTCCGTTACCCAGCAGTTCAACACGACGACGTCGATGGGGCGCCTGACGCTGAACATGCTGCTCTCGTTCGCGCAGTTCGAGCGCGAGGTCACGGGCGAACGAATTCGCGACAAGATTGCTGCCTCGAAACAGAGAGGTATGTGGATGGGCGGTGTCGTGCCGACCGGCTACGAGCCCCATGGGCGAACCCTTACGATCAACGAAGCTGAGGCCGAGACCGTCCGCAAGGTGTTCCAGCTTTACTTGGAGCATCGCAATGTCCGAAAGGTAAAGCGGGCCTGTGACGATCTGGGTATCGTCACCAAGGTGCGGAACAAGGAAGACGGCACATCGACGGGTGGTCGGCCTCTGAGCCGGGGAAACATATACAAGATGCTCGGTAATCCGATCTACATCGGCCGCATTACGCACAAAGACAAAACCTACGATGGCCTGCATCCGGCGATTATCGACCAGGAGACATGGGATGCAGTGCAGGCGTGCCTGAACGGTAATGCCGTAGAACGAACCGCCGGCACCCGATCCGGCGAGGCCAGTCCGCTCGCCGGGAAGCTGTTTGACGAAGAGGGCAGCCAGCTCTCACCAAGCCATGCGGTCAAATCAGACAGGCGCTACAGGTATTATGTGTCCAGGTCATTGATCGACGGCACCGTCGATACGGCAAAGGGATGGCGCATCCCGGCCCATGAGATCGAACGCATCGTCGGCGATGCGGTCACGCGGTTCATCAACGACAAGCCGGCACTTACCGATGCACTGAGGGCGCACGGTGTTGCGGCTCCCGACATTCCTGAAACGCTGCGGGGCGTCACTCTTCCCGGAACCGATCCGCTTGACGTCGTAAACCGC